GCGCGTCACAGCGTGTGCCGGCTGACGGGATTCTCCACGTCTTCAAGCCGACGCGCGCCGGGGCGGTTCGGGGTGCGTCGTGGTTTGCCCCTGTCCTTCTGCGTTTCAAGGATTTCGACGAGTACGAAGACGCCACCCTCATGAAGCAGAAGATTGCTGCCTGCTTGGCGGTGATCACGAGTGACGTCGACGGGTCGGCCGCGGCGCTCGGCACGGCAGACGACACCAGCAATCCGGGGCTGGATAGCCTCGAGCCAGGGATGATTCTCAACGTTCCGCCCGGGCGCAACGTCAGCGTGGTGCAACCACCCACCGTGAGGGAGTACTCCGATTACGCCCAGACCGTGTTGCGGTCGATGGCGGCTGGCATGGGCGTGACGTACGAGGATACGACCGGTGACTACACCGAGCTCCCGTTTTCGGCCGCTCGGATGTCCCGGTTGCGGCACTGGGCGGCCGTGGAAGATTGGCGCTGGCGCATGTTGGTGCCGCAGTTTTGCGCACCCGCCTGGACGTGGGCGATGGAAGCGGCGACGGTCATGGGAAGCGTCGACCGCGTGCTCGGCGCGCGCTGGTCGGCGCCGCCGATGCCGATGATTGAGCCCGACAAAGAGGGCCTCGCGTATATGCGCAACGTGCGCTGCGGCATCCAGACACTCTCCGAGGCCATTCGCGAGCGTGGCTACGATCCCGACGATCTCCTCGTCGAGATGGCGGCTGACAACGCAAAGCTCGACAGCCTCGGTCTTGTGCTCGACAGCGACCCGCGCCGCATGACACAGGCCGGACAGGCGCAGCAACTGCCCACACCTGATGACGATGAGGATGTGGTCGAAGAACGGCGGCCGCTACCGTCGGCGTGGGCGCGACGGTGATCAGGCGATCGGACCGGAACACTCAGGTCCTGCCTGGTAGTGTGTCTGACCGCGGCGATGTGCCGGGACCATCGCCAGGTCAACGCCGCGTCGTGGATCGACGTCGCGCCAAACAGCAGTCAGCTGGGAAACGTCGTCGTAAAGGAGCTGCACCGCGGGAGCGCCAACGATGAATAGCGTCGCTCATCAGCACGTTGAACTGACAGGCCGCCAGCAAGCGGCCCTGAACGTCATCGTTGAATACTGGCGCGCGACCGGCGAACCGTGCCCAGGGTCGTTCGTGGCTCGGCGCTTGAACGTGCATCACTCAAGGGCCCAAGAATTCATCTCAATCCTTCATCGCAAAGGTTGGCTTCGCGCGCCAAACGCGCCCTCAATGCCGACGATTTGGTGACACCCCCCCCGCAAAATCTGCGACCCCGCGAACTTTGCGGGGGGCAGACAGTAGCAGTTGCTGGCAGGCTGAGATGCATGCGAGGCTCGACTGCGCCGCAGACCGTCGACATCCTGCCGTTGTGTGGCCGCGCCGCTGTCCGCAGCATCGACGACGAGAATCGCAGCGTCGAGCTCGTATTCTCGACCGGCGCGGCGGTCGAGCGGTTCGACTGGTGGACTGGCAAGCGGTACCTCGAAAAGCTCTCCCTGAAGCCTGACCATATCCGCCTCGAGCGGCTCAATTCTGGCGCGCCTCTGCTCGATGCGCACAGCGCCTATTCGATCACCGACCAGATCGGCGTCGTGGAACCAGGCAGCGTGAAGCTGACGGCCAGCGAAGCGCGTGCGAGGGTTCGCTTCTCGAAGCGCGAGGCGGTCGAGCCGATCTGGGGCGATGTCCGCGACGGCATCATCACCTGCGTCAGTGTCGGCTACCGCGTGCACAAGTTCGAAGAGGACGCCGGCAAAGGCAACAAATTGCCAGTGCGCACCGCGATCGATTGGGAGCCGTACGAGATCTCGATGGTGCCCATGCCGGCCGATGCCGGGGCAAAGGTCCGCAGCGGCGACAAGAGCAGCACCAACATGTGCGTCATCGTGCGGGCGATGGCGATCGATGAGGACCGAAATCGTCGTTTCAGACTCGCGCGGGCGCGGGTCGCGTAGGGAGCAGACCACGATGTTGAAGAAACTGCGACAGAAGCGCGCCAAGCTGTTCAAGGAAGCCGAAGCCCTGAAAGGCCGTGACGGGTCATTCGCGAACGACGAGGCCCGGTCCGCCTTCGACGCGAAGATGACCGAGGTCGAATTCCTCGATCAACAGATTCGCGAGCTCGAAGCCGACACACGCTCGCAGTCCGAAACTCTCCTCGAGCGTGATCCGCTCGATCCCGGTGCCCCGACGACGGGTCGCAACGCTGAGGACCCGGCCGAAGACGACGAACCCAACGAACGCGACCTCGGCGCCGACGCCGAACGCGAACGGTGCCAGGGCATCCTCCAGGCCTGCCGTGCAGCCCGGTTGCCGCAGTCCTTCGCGGATCGTCTGATCTCCGACAAGGTGACCTTGGTCGACGCGCAGCGGAAGGTGTTCGACGAGATGGCCAGGCGCGATGCGTCGCATCACGGGCCGCGGGCGGGGTCAGGTCCGGCCGCCCAGATCACCACCGGTGAGGACCCCTTCGTGCATGTGCGCGCCGGCATCGAGAACGCGATTCTGCATCGCGTCGCGCCCACCTGGTTCAAGCTCGAAGATGTCGGCCGCCAGTACCGCGGCATGACACTGCTCGACACCGGGCGCGTGTTCCTGCAGGCGCAGGGCATTCGCACCACGGGCTTTTCGAAGATGGAGCTCGCCGGCCTCGCCCTCGGCCTCCAGGTGCGGGCCGGCATGCATACGTCCTCGGACTTCGCGCTGCTACTGGCCGACGTGACGAGCAAGACGCTCCGTCGAGCCTACGAGGAGGCGCCGCAGACGTTCACGGCGATCTCGCGCCGCGTGACGTTGCCCGACTTCAAGGCCGTGAAGCGGTTGCAGATCGGCGACGCCCCGCAGCTGCTCAAGGTGGACGAGCACGGCGAGTTCACCCGCGGCACGATCGGCGAGGGGAAGGAAGAATTCCAGCTCGCCACCTACGGCCGCATCTTCGCGATCACGCGCAAGGCGCTCGTCAACGACGACACCGACGCGTTCTCGCGCATCCCGATGCTGTTCGGCAGAGCGGCCCGCAACCTCGAGTCGAACCTGGTGTGGACGCAGATCCTCGCCAACGGGGCGATGGGTGACGGCGTCGCGTTGTTCCATGCGACCCACGGCAACCTGGCGGGCTCGGGTACCGCGATCGACATCACCTCGATTGGCACGGGCCGTGCGGCCATGCGCAAGCAGACTGGTCTCGACGCGTCCACGCTCCTGAACATCAACCCGGTGTATCTCATCGTGCCGCCGGCGAAGGAAACGATCGCCGATCAGTTCGTCAGCACAAACATCGTGGCCGCGCAGTCGAGCAATGTGAACCCCTTCGCCGGCCGCCTGTCGGTGATTTCCGAGCCACGGCTTGAAGTTGGCATCGGGGCGGTCGCCGGCAGCGCGACCGCGTGGTATTTGGCCGCTGCGCCGGAACAGGTGGACATCATCGAGTACGGCTCGCTCGAGGGCGAAGAAGGTCCGATGGTGGAGAGCCGTATCGGGTTCGACGTCGACGGCCTTGAAGTGAAGTGCCGTCACGACTTCGCCGCCAAGGTCATCGACCACCGCGGACTCTACAAGAACCCCGGCGCGTAACGCGGGCTAGCGAACGACGAGTAACTACTTTCGCAGGAGAGAGCGAACATGAAAACGTTTGTGCAGCCCGGCGACGTGGTGACTTTCACCGCGCCGTCCCCAGGCGTCACCGCCGGCACCGGCGTCAAGATCGGCGACATCCTCGTGATTCCCACGATCACCGCGGCCACGGGCGAACTGTTCACCGGCGTGCGCACGGGGGTCGTTGAGCACGCCAAGCTGTCCGCGCAGGCCTGGACCGAGGGCCAGCAGGTCAACTGGGACGACACCAACAAGCGATTCACCACGGTGACCACCGGCAACTACAGAGCCGGCGTTGCTGCGACCGCCGCGGCCAACCCGACCGCCACCGGCAAGGTCATCCTGTCCGGCGTGAACCTCGGCGCGGCGCTCGCGTAGTCGATGGACCTCAGTGCGCTGCGCGGGTTGGCGCTCGACCTCAACCTCGCAGCGCACGGGGTGCCAGCTACGGTGACGCGCCCAGCACCCAATCATGCGCCTGTGGTCACCACCGGCATCTGGCAGACGTTCCCGGTCGAGGACTTCCAGCCCTATGGCACCCAGTTCCAACGGCGCGACCCGAAGCGGATCTTGGCCCTGCCGCGCAACGTGCTCGACGAACTGCCGCGCGGCAGCACGATCGTCGCACCGGAACGGCACGGCGGACCGAACAAAACCTGGCTGGTGGCCGACCTTGACCGCCTCGAAGCCGACCACTGGCGAGCGATCGTCACGGAGCGACTGACGTAGCGATGTACGGCATCGACATCGAAGGCATCGACCAGGCGATCGTCGCGATCGCGGAGTATCCCGAGCGGACGACTCGAGCGCTCGTGCGGGCGATGAACCGCGGGATCGCCGCGGCCAAGACGTTCATGGCCAGCAATATCGCCAAGGACGTCGGCATGAAGGTCGGCGACGTGCGCGACGCGCTGCCGATGCAAGAGGCGACGTTCGGACGCCCCGAGGCGCGATTGGCCGCCAGCCTTCGACGGATCCCGTTGATCAAGATGGGTGCCACCGGTCCGTATCCGTCACGCGGGCGCGGAGCGGTGCGGTTCCGGGGCCGGCGGTACGAGGGCGCGTTCATCGCCGTCATGCGGTCGGGGCACCGCGGGATTTACCGGCGGGTGGGGAGGCAGCGGCTGCCGCTGACGAAGGAGCTCCGCGGCCCGTCGCTTGGGCACGTGTTCAGGAAGTTTCGGTCGCAAGGCATCGCGCGGGCGATCGAGATGTTCGACAGGAACTTTGCGCACGAGCTGAAGCGGCTCGGAGGGGCGACCGGCAGTGCCGGCGGATCCGATTGATTACCGGATCTGGCGGCACGTGCAAACGGCGCTGCAAGCGATTCGGCAGGCGAACGGGTATCACCACGATGTCGAGGCGGACTTCGCGCTCAAGCTCGATCCCGATGTCGACGTGGAAAGCCTGATCGCGCCTGGGGGGCCGAGACCGTTCGGATTGATCGAGCTCGGCGAGGAGACGTGGGTGTTCGACGAGAAGGGTGGCAATGCGGGGATTGTGATGATCGCGTCGCCCTTCACGATTCATTTCGTCGGCGAGTCAGATCCGACGACCGATGAGAGCCGCTTGCTCGAGCACTTCAAAGCGTGCGCGGATGTCGAACAAGCCACGGCCGCCGAGACCACGCGCACCAATCTCGGCACCTTGGGAGCGTGGCTCACGATCGCCAGGCGCCGCATGTCCGGCGCCGGCGTGGTGGTCTGGAGCAGCATCGACGGGGTCGTGAGACGGCGCCACGAATTCGGCAGACCGAACGGGTAACGACTATGAGACTGGCGACTTGCACAAGCGACATCACGCTGACGCTCATGGGCACGCGCGACGCCGTACGGATCGGCAAGGGCAGCCAGGTCGATCTCGATCGCGTCATCGGGGAGCGCGCCGACGGCACGCTGGAGACGATCGCGGACCAACTCGGGCCGCACCTTGAACATTTCGACGTTGCGTCAGAGCGCAGCGAGGCTGAGGGCGAGGAGTAACGCACCATGCTGCAACTGGGACGTCAAGGACAGCTCTACGGCATCGAGGAAGTCACGTACGGCACGACGCCGGCGCTGTCGGCCACCAATGCCGTGCGGCACCGGGAGTTCCTCGCGCCGTTCGACAACAACAACAAGCGCACGACCAATGAGAAGCGGCAATCGCCGCTGATCAATGCGTCGATGCGCAGCCCGACCCGCAAGACCGCGGAGTTCTCCTACAAGGGCATTCTGCGGCCGTCTGGCACCCTGAATACCTTGCCTGAGGTCGACTTCATGCTGAAGGCGGCCATGGGAGCCCGGTCGAACGTGACGCTGAGCACGACCGTCTCGTCAGGCGGGAGCGTCAGCGGCGCGACGCTCGCGTCGGCCGCCGGCCTGACGCAGCTGATCGACTTCGTCCTGATTACCTGTCCTGACGGACGCAAACGCCTGCGGCGACTGCTGACCATCGCGGGCGCGGTGGTCACCTGGGCACCAAACCTGCCCACCGGCCAGCAGCCGGCGAACGGCGCTGCGGTTAAGGGCGTGGTCACCTACCGCATGATCTCGGCAGCCAATCCGTCGCTCTCATTCGCGCACTACCTGAAAAAGACGGACCTCTCAGCGGGCCTGAAGCGCAACGTGAAGGGCGGCGCGCCGGACAAGCTCGCCATCAAGTTCGATCCGAACGACGACGTCGAAATGACGCTGTCGGGGATGGCGAAGGAAGTGGTCGACGCGCCGGCGCAGCCGGGCGGCTTCACGATGGTCGGCGGCACACCCGCGTCCATCCAGGCCGGCGAGCTGCTGCTGGGCAACAACGCCGCGCAGTTCCTGGCGCTGAACTTCGAGCTGACCAACGGACTCTGGGCGCGCAATGACGAGTACGGCGTCACCGCAGCCAGCGAGATCATTCGCCGGAACGATCCCGCCCTGGCGGTGAATCTGAACACGCGGGTCGAAGACGAAACGCTGCTCTTCGACCTGACGGAAGCCGGCACGAACGTCGGTGTCTTCTGCCAGACGGACTTCACCGAAGGCAAGGCGATCGCGGTCTACATGCCGACGGTGGAATTCATGCCGCCGCGCACCGACGACCCGATGGAAGAGGTGAAATGGGATTTCAGCGGGGTCGCGTTCGAGACCGCCGACCTCGCGCTCGATGGGCTGTATATCGCCCTCGGCTAGGTGATGGCCCGATGCGCGCGCGGGGGTCGCGCGCACCCTGCATTTCGACGTCGACAACTGGGTACGTAACGTCGGCCACATCCTCGGCCTGCTGCGCACCCTCCCGCACCGCGGCGTCTCGTGACGGATCGGACCCAAGTTCGAGCGGCGAGTGCAGACGTCTGCACCAGCCCGTCAGGAGACGCATGAGCGAGCAGCCCTTCATCAGCATCAAGAACTACTACGAACGCACCGTCAGCATCGACGATGCCGAGGGCAGCGTCGTCACGCTGCCAATCCGGGTGCGGCGGTTCACCAAAGAGCAATTGATCGACTTCTCGATCGGGCTGAAGCGCTGCCGGAACCGGGCAGCTGACCGGTATCTCACGCGCAAGCCAGACACCGACGAGCAGGAAAAGACGCAGCTCGATCTTCGTGGCGTCACGGTCACGGTGCCGGTGATTCCGGACGAGGAGATCCGTCGGCGCCGGCTGCTCGAGATGAACGCCGAGGAGCGCGCGAAGTTCGAAGAACTCGACGCGGCGGACGAACGGTTCATCGTGGACTTCTGCGCGAAGGCGATCGCCGAGCACGTGTGGGTCAAGCCAGGCATTCGCCTGATGCTCGAGGACGCGCAAGGGGTCCAGCGGCAGCTCACGACGGGCCAGGACCTGGTCGAGGCCTTCGCCGGCAACGCCACGCTCCAGCGCGCGCTGGTCAATGCCATTGAAGAAGAGAACGCCCTGTCGGCTGAGGAAAAAAAACGCTCGCGGTTGCGATCCGCTTTGAGCACTTCCTCGCCGGCGTCGAGCCCACCAGCCGATGGGGTCGCACCGGACGCGACTGCAAAGCCTGTCAACGGGAAGGACTCTGCGGCGAGCGGGCCTGCGTCGGAGGCCCTCGCGACCATCCCGTCTGGGTCGACCGTGATGTAGCGCTGCACGTCTGCCCGGTGCGCAGTTTCACTGCGGACGTCGAGCAGTGGTTCGAGTGGTTCGAGGCCACGCACCGCATCGACGTGATCGGTGGTGTGGCGCAGTGGCAGCGGGTGGCGCTGCCGTATGCCGGCGGGGCGGGTGACCAGCCGGCGAAGTTGATGGAGGCGCTGACCTTCATGGGCCAGCAGATGAACGCGCACCTGATGGCGCGAACACGACGGACGAGACGAGCGAATGGCTGACGACCAGACTGTAACCATCGTCATCAAGGGGAAAAACCTCTCCGGGCCAGAATTTGAGGCGGCCCGGAAGCAGATTGTTGGCCTGAGCGACGACACGAAGCGCAGCGAGACGACGTTCCGCTCGTCGTTTGGCTCCATGAGCAACGTGCTGGCCGCGCTCGGGGTGTCGCTGGGTGCCACGGCGATCGTTGGGTTCGCCCGCAACATGCTCAACGCGGCGGACGCCACGGTGAAACTGTCGGATAAGACCGGCATCGCGATCGAGCCATTGCAACGATTGCAGTTCATCGCAGAACAGAGTGGCAACAC